AAAGCCATTCGATTCCGATTCCATCTTTACCAAGTGGGATCAGCCGTGTATAAAAATCATATGTGTCTGAAGTCACTGTCAGCTTCTTCAGGTTCAGTCCTTCGATGAAATATCGTCCACGGTCTGTTCCGATCTGTTCGTATATATCAATCGTCTTTTCAAGGCTTCTGATCTTGCATTCAACGCGGTATGTTGACAAGCAGTCTTGAAGGACATCCCATGCGTTTGTTTCTTCATCCTTGTTGATCGTCCTTTTCTTCGTGATCTGGCACACGCCAACCTTCCAGCCTGTTCCTTCAAATGCAAATTCAAGACACGCCCTGATCGTCTGTTCCTTGCTTTCAAACCCATAAGGGAACACCGCCCCTTCAAGTTCTTCGACATTCAACTGCGCTGTGTACTCATTAAACTGCACACCTGTCTTCTTTTTCCTGATTACATATTCATCATCTTTTGTCCTGATGTAATATTCTTCCTTCAGTTGGTCAACCTTTTCGCCATCTGAAGGATATTTGAAAGACAGTTCCCTGTCGCCAGAATTAAGCGTCTTCACGATCTTGCGATCTTTGAAGCCCTTCAGGATTCCGACACGCTGCTTTTTGTCATTAAAAATCTGCATCCGTCTTCCTCCTTATATCCACATAGGCTTGTACCTGATCCGAACGACTGCATCTGCGTTTGAAAACTTCAGGGCTGTTTGCTGCTGCGCGATTGCTGGGAACTTCCACAAGTCAACACTTCCGAATGCGTCCGCGCCATTGTTCGTGATGCGTCCTTCTTCTCCGTCAATGATGATCGTCTGCCCTGCTGCCAGCTGTTCCACGATGATGTCGTCTTCAAATCCGCTGATTTTATAATTCTTCAACGCCTTCTTCGCATAGACTTCAATGATCGCTGGTGCTTTTCGTGTCCCTTGTCGATCAATCGTTGTCTGTGTGATTCCGTCATATTCCAGATTTAATTCATCATCAAAAAAATAGCCTTCAAGAACGATGTTCAGCTTGTATCTGGTTTTCACTTTCATTTTTGAATAGTCGCTGCTTGTTGTGTATGCCTTGAACTTTCCTTTGTAGCCATCCACTTCCAGCACGCTTGACTTTGTGAAGTTTTCCAGAAATGCTGACATCTTCCTGATCAGGCTGTTTCTATCCTTGCCCCTGAAGTACATGCACAGCTTCAGTTTTCCCAGTTCCATGTCTGTTTCAAATTCTGTCGGAAGGATCGCGCCTGTCACGATCTCATAATCGACAGCAAGCGAAGGCGGCAGCACTTCGGCTGTCAGCTGCTTCGCATTGTATTTTCTTGCGTCTATACCATTAACTTTCATACTGCCTTACCTTCCTTTCCTTTTATCTTCCACAAGCTGTTCATCCACCTTCGTGTATGTTTTGCTTGCAATTTCTTCGCCGTCAATATATGTGTGGTTTTCAACTTTCACGTTTGTTCTTGATTCAATCTTTTTCAGCTTTTCATCAAGCATTGTGTTTAATTCCTGATAGAATGGCTTCAGCGGAAGGATCGCTTCGCCGCCTGTTTCTGGTTCTCCACCAGCAAGCAGCGTGTTTCCGTTCATTCCGAAGATCATTGAATCATTCATAATCGCACCATTCTTGTACCAATCTATCGAAAAATGTGGCACTGAAGGTGGATTCAGGCTGAAGCTGCCTGTGATCTTCGGGTGCGGCAATTTCAGCTTCGGAAGTGACCAGCTGAAGTTGAACTTCGACTTGATCGCTTCGATTGCATTATGTACTGCATTCTTCGCAGCGTTGATCGGTGTCGTGATTGCATTCTTGATCGCGTTCCAGACTGATGTTGCCGTTGACTTGATGCTGTTGAATACATTGCTGACTGTTGACTTCACACTGTTGAATACATTGCTGACTGTGTTCTTGATGCTGTTCACAACATTGCTGATCGTGCTGCTGATGCTGTTCCAGATTGATGTCGCTGTTGCCTTCACATTGTTGAATATGTTGCTGACTGTCGTCCTGACCGCATTGAATACATTCGTGATCGTGTTCTTGATGCTGTTCACAACATTTGACACTGTCGTGCTGATTGCCGTCCACACTGTCGTGAATACGCTGCTGACCGCGTTCCATACTGTCGTGATAATATTCTGGATTGTCTGCAATGTCGTCTGTATCTTCGTGCTGATCGTGTTCCAGACATTCGACACTGTCGTGCTGATTGCCGTCCACACTGTCGTGAATATGCTGCTGACCGCGTTCCATACTGTCGTGATAATATTCTGTACAAACGTGATTGCTGTCTGTATCTTTGTGCTGATTGCATCCCAGATTGAAATAATTGTTTCTTTGCAGTTCTCCCAAATGAATCGGAACGGAACTGTCAGGATTTCAAAAGCTGCGCTGAAAAATTCCGCAATCGCCATGATCACAACTGTGATCACATTCTTGATTGTTTCAAAGACTGTTGATACAAAGTCCCTGATTGTCGTGAATATATTGCTGACTGTGTTCCAGATTCCTGTCAGCACATCTGAAATTGTCGTGCTGACTGCTGTCCATGCTGTTGTTACCGCGTTCCTTATTCCGTCAAGTATGCCTGTGAAGAATGACACAATGCCATTCCAGATGTTTTCAAAGGTTGTCTTGATGCTATTCCACACTTCATCCCATGAAGTACCAAATAAGCCCAGAAAAGCGTCAACAACGCCCTTGATTGTGTTCAGGATATTGCTGATATATTCCTTCAGCCCATTCCATACACTTTCAAAAATTCCTTTTACTGCATCCCAAGCCCCTGACCAGTCGCCTGTGAATAACGACACGAACAAATCAAACACGCCAGTGATCACATTCAGTGTTGTTTCAATGAAGATTGCAATATTATTGAACACTCCTTCGATGATCGGTGCTAATACATTGCAGAAGCCTTCCCAGATTGCCTTGACCACTTCCCCGAAGTTTTCAAAATCGAAGCCCAGCGAATTGAGTTTGTCAGTTATGTGCTGCCCGAACTCTGTGAACACTGACTTGATCCTGTTCCAGATTTCCGTGATTCTGTTTCTGAAGTCTTCATTCGTGTTCCACAGCGTCACTATGACTGCTGTGATTGCTGCGATCGCAGCGACCGCAATTCCGACTGGCGATGTGATTGCTGCAAGTGCGCCCTTCAGGACAGCCATGCCGCCTGTTGCTCCTGATGCTGTCGTTCCCATTGTCGCCAACTTGCCGACAACTTTTCCGATTCCTGATGATAACTGTCCAGATACGCTGATAGCTTTTCCGACTATCGTCAGCAAAGGTCCGATCGCAGCCACAACGCCTGCGATCTTCAGGATCGTTTCTTGCTGCTGCGGATTTAATGCTGCGAACTTGTCTGCAAGTTCTCCAATCTTTGCCACTGCCTTTTCCATGAATGGCATAAGTGAGTTGCCGATTGTGATTCCGACATCTTCCAGCTTTGACTTCAACTGTGTCAGTCTTCCCAGAAGGTTGTCTTGCATTGTTGCCGCCATGTCTGAAGCTGTTCCATCGCAGTTCTGAAGTGCTTCAGAATAATCGCTGAAGGACATTCCCGATGCAATCGCTTCGTCTGACAGTCCTGACATGATCGTCTGCAATGCACTAAACTGGTTCGTTCCTGCGATTGTCTTTGCAAGGTTCGCTTGCTGTTCGTCTGTCAGGTTGTTCCATACTCCGCGCACGCCTGTCAGAATACTTGACAAGCTGTTCATGTTGCCCTGCGCATCGTACACTTCAACGCCGTACTTCGACAATTCCGTTGCGCATCCTTTTGTGTCTGTCGCAAGTCTGGTCATAATAGCGTTCAGGGCTGTTCCTGCTTCTCCACCCTTCACACCAGCGTTCGCCATTGTCATCAATACTGCTGTTGTTTCTTCTACCGAATAGCCCATTGAAGCCGCTGTCGCAGCGCAGTTCTTGTATGCTTCGCCAAGTGCTTCGGTTGTTGTGTTTGAATGGCTCATTGCGTAAGCCATTTCATCTGCGAATTTTCCAGCGTCCTTCGCCGATAGTCCGAACGCTGTCAAGTAGTCTGTGACGATGTCTGAAGCTGTTCCCAAGTCCATCGCCGATGCTGCTGCAAGATTCAGGATGCCGCCGATGCCTTCCAGCATGTCATCTGTCTTCCAGCCAGCAAGTGCCATATATTCAAACGCTTCGCCTGCTTCGGTTGCTGAATACTTTGTATCACGCCCCCACTGACGCGCCGATTCTGTCAGCCTGTCTGTGTCCTCTGCTGTTGCTCCGCTGATTGCCTGCACTTTTGACATTTGCTGTTCAAAGTTTGCTGCAACTGTTACTGATGCCGCTGCCACACCGCCGATCGCGGTTGTGACCTTCATCATGTGCTGCCCTGCTGTCTGCACTGCCTGTCCGACTTTTCCAGCCTTTTCCGCGTATTCATCGAACTTCTGGCGTGCAAGTTCCGCATTGACATCACGAAGCTGCACTTCCATGTTCGCAAGGTCAGCTTCAGCCTGTGTGACTGCTGCGCCCTGTTTCTTCACTGCTGCTTCATACTTCGTTGTTTGTGCTTCTGTTGTTGCCAGCTGCTTTTCTGCTTTGTCCAGCTCTGTTTTTAATTTCTTTGTTTCCTCTGAATTTTCGCCAGTCGCTTCCTTGCTTTTTTCATATGCTTTTGACAGTTCTGCGACTTTCGCCTTCAGTTCTTCGCTTTTTTTCTTGTTGTTGTCCAGTCTGGTTGTAAGTGTTTCATAATGTGACTTGCAGTCCTCGACTTTCGTCTTCTGGACATCCATTTTCTGTGTAAGTTCGCTGATCTTTGCCTTTAACGCGTCAGATTTCGTGCCGTACAGCTTTGCATTTGCCGCAGCAAGGCTGTATTCTGACGACAGCTGCTTCATACTTGCGACCGCCGCCTTCATTGCTGCCTGATATTCTGACATTGAAGCACCGATCTTGATTGATGCCTGCGCCATATATGCACGTTCCTTTCATCACTTCTCGTTGATGGTCTTGATCTCGAACGCCACATGATCCAAAAGGCTCATAATATCCGACTTCATAACATTTGAAAGTGAATCGTTCAGCCCTTTTATACACAATTTCACAACCCTGTCCACATTGTCGCGGCATACTTTCCAGATGTTTTCATCGTCAAGCTGATTTTCAGCTTCGTTGTATCCGTTTTCTTCATCGTATTCATCGAATGCCGACTTTTCCTTCTCGACTTCCTCTGGTCTGTTCGGGTTTAATTCAAGGAATTTTTGCGTGATGATGGACTGCATCACAAAATGAATCATCTTTGCTGCTGCCAGCTGTTCTGCGACATCTGCCTTCAGCACTTCCCTTTCGGATATTCCGAAGACCATTTTCATAATTGCCGCATTGAACTGAAAAGCCGATGCAACATCATCGCCGCCATTCTTTTCCATTAGTTCTGTGTATGCTCTGTACTTTTCAACCGACACTGATGCGCATATGTATTCTTTTTCATTGCAGATCAGTGTCAGTTCGGGTATTATTTGCCATTTGAAAAATTTTCTTGTAACTTCTCGACCTTTGCGTTGACCTCATCGCCTAATGATGTTTCTATTGACGCAAATTCCATGATAATTGCAGCCACGCCCAGTCCTGTGTCCTTGTCCTTCAACTCGTCAACAGTGAACTGGTTGCCGTATACCATGCAGATGCAGTCCATCATCTTTCGGAACTGCGCGGCTGTATACAGTCCGTTCTTCTTTTCAGTTCCCATGATGTCGTCCCTGATCTCAAGATATTCCATGTATGTGTCAACATCCATCTTCGGCATTTCATACTTTTTGTTGTTGATAATTACTTCATGTTTCATGTGTTTGCCCTCCTATTGTTCTTTTACGCTGCTTCTGTTGGCTCTTGTACCTTTCCGAACCAGTTCTTGATTGCTGCTGCTGCGTCCGTGTGTTCTGCCAGAAGGTTGCTTTCGTCAACCTGTGTTTCAAAGTTTCCATCGCATGCGCGTTCGTAAAAGCTACCCTTCAGTGTTGCTGTCTGTGTTGTGACTTTATCTTCCTGTGTCTGGTAGTTGTCGTCATATCCCTGTCCGAATGTTCCGACATAAAGCCATACAAATTCATATTTGCCATTCAGCTTCTTTGCTCTATATCCGACAGCGACTTCGGGTGCTTTGTCGTCCTTGTTTTTTACAAGCCAGCCATTCTTGTATAAATGACCGAATAGCATTGCTTTGTCCTGCGGTGCAAGTGAATTGACTTCAAACTCCACGTCTGTTCCTTCGTATGTTTCAACTGTGTCCTCCACTCCATCATCGCTGTAAATCTTTTCAACGCTGAATTTATCAGACACTTTTCCTGAAATGGCACGCGCAAGTTTGACTGGTGTGCCTGCTGCGTATGCTGTCGCATCGTTCTGTGTTACTGGTGCGACATAAATGTCACGAAACGACTTTGTTCTTGATCTGATGATCTGCTGCTTTCCTGCTTCACTCATTCTTCTTCGTCCTCCTGTTCTGCTTCTTCTGCCGCCATGAACCTTGCGGCATTCATAAATATTTTTGTATCTGTTTCAAGGTTGTCATTTGCGCCCATAAACGCAAAACCAGCTTTGCGCATAAGGCGTTTGATCCTCTTTTTCAATTTTATCTGGTCTTTGTTCGACCAGATGCACACTTGCACTGCTGCAATTTCGACTTCTGTTTCATCGTCTGAACCTTTGCCGCCGTAGTCGCCAAGATTCCACACTGTCACATGCAGCTTTTTGATGCTTTCGTCATACCAGCCCTGCTGCACGATGATCCCTTCATCTTCCAGCACTGCAAGCGTTTCAAGTGTCTTTCCTACAATGTCCATGTGTCATCCTCCCAACTTTTCATTCAACAACTTCTGATATTCCTGATCAGCTATTGTGTCCCACTGTCCGCGGCATTCTTCCATTGTGTTGTACAGGAAGTCTTGTGGGGGCTGCTTTGTAGTCCCCCATTCAACAAACTTCATGTAAAACCAGTTTTCAGCATCTCCCAGAAGCGTCCAGCCGACTTCGCCGCCCCTTGCTGTGACTTTCGTGGGGATATTGTCCGCAGCATGTCCAGAAGGTCTATATCCTTTCTTTCCTGACTTTGAATTGTCCGCAGATCGCGCCATAACTGCTTTCATGCGTGGTTCTGTATAATCAACAGACTTCTGGAAGATTTGCTTGTTTGTCTTTCTGATTTCTGAATCGCTTGCAAGTGCTTCCAGCTGTTGTTGAATCTCTTTCAGTCCTTCAAATTCAAAGGTCACTTTCATGCTGTGTCCCTCCCTTGTGTCATAATCTGACACTTATGTTGTGCGGTTCGCTTTCAACTGCACATATTGCCTGTCGTTGTTCCTGAAGTCCCTTGCAAATATGTTGTATCTTTCCCCTTCGTATTCCACAAAGTAGTCCTTCAGGTGTGCTGCGATTTCTTTGACCTTCTTGCAATATCTGACTTTATCGAACACGATTGTGTCTTCCAGCCTGATTTCTATTGCTTTGTACAGTTCTTTTCCGTACAAGCTGCCGATCTCGCACCAACATTCGTGATACAAGATCGGTTCGGTTTCTTCGCACCGTCCTGCGACCTTCTCAAATTGATATTTGTATATCTTGATCCTTGCGCTTGACATGTCACTTCAACCTCTCTTTCAGCATCATGGACTGAACTGCAAATCTGACCTTGTCGTCTGTCGGTGCTGTTCTGTCCCTGTTGTCGTAGGCTTCTTTGACATACATGCAGATCAGCAGCTTCTGTCGGTTTGTCGGGGCTTCAGGATCAAAGTCTTTGATCAGGTCAGTCATTTCTTCCAGCACTGCTGCATATATCATGTTGATCACTTCATCGTCATCGTCATAATCAATGCGACAATATGCTTTCAATTCTTTCAGCTGCATCCGTTTTCCTCCTTCCTGAAGCCTTCAGTCATTAGCCAGCGACTTTGACTGTGATTTCTCCCTTGACAACTGCTTCTTCATCGAACGCCTGAACATCGAATCTGTCGCGCACTTTGATTCCTGTCTGGTCTTTCGCCCACAGATCGCCTGCTTCAGTTGAAAGTTCGATGCTGATCTTCTCGCGGTCAAATAATGTGATTGCTTCCTTCAAATCGCCCATATAGATCGGGTATTTGTAGCTGTCAACATTACTTCCGTCAGACTTCACTTCGACATTTTTCAAAACTTTGTTGCTGACCTTCTTGATCGGATATACGCCGAAAAGAAGCATCTTTGTTTTATCTGTCACATCTGGCTGCAAGATGTAGTCGCCGCGTTCATCCTTTAATGTGTCAAGATAGTTGAATCCTGACTGGTTTGTCAGAACGATTGAAGATGTTGCGATCGCTGGATCAAGTGTCACATTGAAGACAGTCTTCAGATCGTCCACTGTGCTGATTGCAACTTCTTTTCCTGTTGTGATTGCTGCAAGTTTCTTCAGAATTGCTGCATTTCTTGTCGCTCTTGATTTCTTTGCGATCCACTTATTCAGGAAGCCCAGAATATTTTCTGCTGTGTCCTGAAGAAGTTCGCGTGTAACTTTTAGGATGCCGCCCTTCTTGCCGATCTTGTACTTGATCTGTTTCAGCTTCGGTGTTTCTTCCTCTCCGAACTCTGCTGCTTCATCGACATCGTCCCATGGTGTTGAATCTGCATCTTTTTCAAACACTCTGCTTCCTGACAGTGTGCTGACAGGCTCAACATTGACATACTGTTCAAGGTCATCGTCTGTCCTTCTTAATTCGTGAATATCTGTCTGGATGTCCTGTGGCACTGTGAATCCGCCGTCCTCGTCTGCCTTCTCTGACATTGCATCCATGATCTTCTTGTCTTTCTCGTCCATCTTTGTTTTGCGCATACCGCAAACAATACGATTGACGAAGGCACGCACAACATCCTTCTTTGTCGGTGTGCTGTCTTTTCCTTCAGCTCTGTGGGCTTCATCCTTGTCGATCTGATCCTTAATGTCCTCGTCCTCGTCTTCCTCTAATTCCATAAGAATGTTGAAACGATCCTGCATGTCCACAAGTTCTGCTTTCGCTTCCTTTGCTTCTTTTGTCTTGCCTTCGTTTACAAGGCTTTTGATTGCATTTTTCTTGTCGTTGATTTTTTTCAGTAACGCTCTTGCTTCTTTGCTCATTGCTTTTCCTCCGTTTTCTTAAATTCCATACATGTACAGATCGCCCAGAATTTCTTCTGTTTCGTCTGCCTGTTGCTGTCTTGCTTCGATGTCTTCAGCTGTTTCAGTCTTCATTCCTGCTGGCGCATGTTTGAATCTGTCTATCATGTAGCCGACACATGCTGCGACTGCTTCCGCTGATTCATCCACTTTGATGTTGAAATAGTCTGAAGCGCGACACTCTGATGCTTCGCTTTCTGACATCCATGTTTCTGCATTGATCAGTTCTTCAAACTGGTCTGCTGTCACGCCTTCCTTTGCTTTTGTCATGTAGATGTCTGTGATCATCTGCTGACAGCTATCAAGCTGGCTTATAGCTGCCGCGAAGTCGTCTGCATTGCCCCACGCCATTGTCAGTGGCTTGTGAATCATAATCTGTGCGCCTGTTGACACAACAATGTCATCGCACGCCATAAGGATCACGGATGCGATTGACGCTGCAATTCCGTCCACGATGCCTGTGATATGTCCTTTGTGGCGTTTCAAAATGTTGTATATGCCAATTCCTGCGAATACATCGCCGCCACAGCTGTTGAAGTACACTGTCAGTTCTGCATTGTTGTCAATGCCGTTCAGAAAGTCTGTGATGTCCTGTGGACAGGTGTCTTCTGACGTCCACTTGTCCCACGTTGAAGATACAATATCGCCGTAAATGTACAGTTCAACGCCGCCTGCTGCCGCGTCTTTTATCTGCATAAAGCCGACATTTTCAATCGTTCTTTTCGCCCGATTTCTTCTTGTGAAGTTCATTTTCTTCGCCATCGTCTTTCCCTCCTTCCTGATCGGTGTCAGGTTTATTCGTTTCGGTTGTTTCCTGCTCCTGTTCATCCTGATCCGTATTTTCGCCGCCTTCTGTGTTTGGCTCATTTATAGGATTGTCAGGATCGCTGTCTTCTCCAGTGTCCTGTTCTTCAGCTTTGTCATATGCTGCCCCGACTTTCGTCAATGGCACATAAGTTCCATTGACAATCAATGTGTCGCCGCCTTCCATATCCATCAAATCAAGTTTTCTTCTGGCTTCGTTTACTGTTTCGATGCCATTGTTGATTCCTTCTTTCAGGATTTCCATTTGTGTTTTGCTGTCGGTACGAAGCAGCACTTTTTCATTCATTTTGAAGTACAGCCCTTCTTCCACTTCGTCATCCGATAATAGCTTGTAGTTCACTTCTTCTTCGTACTGCTTCAGCACAAAAAGCATCGTGTCCACATAGAATGACAGCTGCTGCATTTCTGAATTGCTGTATGATGATTTTTCATAATCGTTGATCTGGTTCGGTTTAATTCCGAACGCTGCTGCGATCTGAAGTGCTGAATACTTTTTCAACTCAACAAACTGTGAATCTGTCAGCTTAATGTCCAGCGGTGTCAGCTTCATCCCCAGCGGCACAGGAAGAATCTTGCCTGTGTTCTGGCTTCCTGCTCCGAAGCGTTCAAAAGTCTGTCGCAACTTTGTGGCTGCATCTTCATTCAGTTCGCCTGTGTATTCCAGCACCGCTTTTGCTGTCAATCCGTTTTTATATAGGTTGTTCAGGAAGCGTTGTGATTCAATCACGCCTTCGACTGTCTGCTTCAGGATGTATTGCACTGGAAGCCCGACTATTCCGTTCAGACAATGCGAAGTCTTAAAGTGCAAGACATCTTCTGTCCTGAATATGTACTGTTCGCCTGAATATTCATCGCTGTACATATACCAGATTTTTCCCTTGCCTGCGAAAATGCCTTTGTCGTCAATAATGATCTGCACCCTGTCTGACGGCATGATCCACATGTCCAGTGCTTTGTATTCGCCGCCGTATTTCTTGCGCTTGAATTTCCTGCGTACATAGACATAGGCGTTCCCATAATGGTTTCTGTTCATTTCCACGGCGTTCCAGAAGGTTGTCGGTGTCATAAAAGGGTTCGGACGTTGCTTCATAAGCCTTGCAATGTCGTTGTCTATCGGCTCACTGATGCCCTTGTTTGTCTTCTGGTAAAGTTTCCACGGCATTTTTGCGACTGTTTCTGACATCATTTTCAAACAAGTGAAGTATGTCACGTCTGATGTCGGCTTCTTGCTTTCACTGTCGCGCTTAATTCCAACCCATTCCAGAAATGATTCATCATTCAGCGTTGCTGTATCTGTTTCAATATTCATTCCGAATGCTTTCATAATTCCTTTGTTCAGTGTTTTCCACATGTTCAACCTTGCGCACCTCCCTTCTGTCGCAATTTCTCTGTTCCTGCAAACCAAATATCAAGGTATCTGTTGACATCTGGCTTGATTTCGCCCTTCATTGCCATCATCCATGCGTCAATAATTGCATCCACGATGTCAATTCGTTCTGTCGTGTATTCCTTGTCAATCTTGATTTCTCCGAAGCTGTTCGATGTCGTCTTCGCGTTTGCAATAGACCACTTCATTGCTTCGTTTCCGTCATGTTCGACATGTCCTGCTTCCAGTTCCAGTCGGAAGTCCACTGTCGGATCGTTCAATTCTCGCGCTGACTGTTTGACAGCAATGCTGTCGAATCCAAGTGCTTCCAAATCTGTCAGGAATGCGGAAGCATTGTGCGGATCGTAACAAATCCACTGCACATCCAATTCATACAGCTTCACGATCTTCTTTAGGTACGCAATAATGTACTTGTAGTCAGTTTTCACACCGCCCATTGTTTCAGTCACTTCGACCAGTCCTTGTCTGATCCATAGGTCATAAGGTACGCGGTCAGTCTTGATGTGTTCTTCAACCCTTCGCTTCGGAATGAAGCTGTGTGCGTGTACGAAGTAGCATTTGTCTTCGCCTTGCATGAATGGGATCACGATTGCGATTGATGTCAAGTCGCCGCCTGATGACAGGTCAAGTCCGACATAAGCCTTCTGACCTCTGAAGTCAGCCAGTGTCTTCTTGACTGCTGCCCTTGTCCAGACATCCATGTCCTTGATATAGACATCATTCGTCCACTGAATCCACATGTTGAGCTGCTTGACGATGAAGTCGCGCAGCGTTGATCCTCCCATTTCCTTCGCTGTTGCAGCAATCGGGATCATGTTCTGCAATGCGTCCCTGTCATATTCCAGAATCGGGTTCGCCTTGATCCAGTTTTCAGGTGTCCACATATCGTCAGATTCATTCATCTGTGCGATGTAAATGAACTGTGAATCATTGCTTGCAACACCCTTCAGAACTTTCACACAGTATTCATATAGCGCAAAACACGGCGATTTCAGGTCAAATCCTGCTGTCGTGATCACGCTGATCAGTGCCGACTTCATTTTCTTAATGCCGCCTTCAAGCAGCTTGTACATCTGATCGTCTTTGTGTGCGTGGTATTCATCCACAATCCCCAGATATGGTCTGAAGCCGTCAATCGACTTCGTGTCGCCTGACAGTGCCTTAATCTTGCTGTGTGTGATCTTGCAGTCAATCGTTGAATTGTGTTCGTGAATCTTGAAGCACTCTGACAAATCGCTGTCAGAATTTATGAACTTCACAATTTCGTTGAAGACAATCATTGCCTGATCTTTCTTTGTGGCTGTACAGTAAACCTGACCATATTTGTACTTGTCAAAATTGCCGTAGTACGCCGCAAGAATACCATTCAGGAATGACTTGCCGTTTTGTCTTCCCAGCTGTATATAACTGGTTCTGAATCGTCTGTGATGTCCGTCTTTTGTTCTCCATCCGTTCAGGCTTCCAAGTATGAAGCACTGGAATGGATAGGCTGTCACTGGCTGTTCTTCTTCGCCTTCCGCAATCGTCAGCGTTTCTGCAAAGTCAATGATCCTTTCAGCTTCTTCAACATCAAAATAATAGCGATATGGCGCAGCTTCAGCCGCTTTCATGTCGTCTATGTGTCTTTGACACGCAGCTTTGACAAGATCGCCAGCAACGATCTTGTCTGCAAGGACATCCAGTGCGTATTGTGTGGTTCTGTCCGTCATTTATCGCCTATGCAAATTTAGCGAATTTGTTTTCCTTCGGCGTTTCCTTGTCGGCTTTTGGCACTACAAGGCGACAGCGTGACGACACTGTCAGCCCGAAGTCCGCAGCACCCTGTCGGCACTGCTTAAAATAGCGATCCTGAAGAAGTGCCAGTCGTTCAACTGTACTGTTCACGACCTGTCTTTCAACAATGATCGGGGTTCCGTCCGCGTCATTCTCTTTGAACTCCATTCTGATCGTGAGTGGTTGCGACTTCATTTCTTCCGTTACCGCCGCATAGTTTTCCTGTGCGATGACCAGTCTTGCCAGTGCATCAACATCAAGATTTGACACAAGGTCAATCGCGCGAAGTTCTTTCACAATCTTTTTGAACGTCTTTTTCTGTGAAGGTGTCAAATAAGACGGCGCAGTCACTTTGTCTGCTGCTGCCTTCACTTCCGTTCGCTGGCGTTCTTCGATTTCCGCTTTTGTTAGGTGTTTTTTGCCCTTTGCAATAACCAGTTCTATCGGTTGTCGTTGTCCTGCCATATCTTTCGCGACCTCCCTTCTTTGCTGAATTTCCTTGCGTTCGTGTCAGAATATGACACACCCTTCTTGTAGGGCTTTGATCTGGATTTTTCGTGGGGAGTTTTCTCCACGGAAAAGGGGAAGCGCGACTAAATAAACTTAACCCGATACTTTTTCATACTCCCCCTGTCGTCTTCCAGTGACGTTCTATCAGGTCATACAACATCTTTTGTGTCGCTTTTTTTGTCTGTTCATCCTTGCTGTACAAGGCTTCAATGATTCCATGGCTGTGATTGCTCAATGGGATCAGATTGGTTGCATCAAGTCGTCTGTTCCAGTCGTCTTCAATAGGTGTGATATGATGCACCATGTCAGCTGTCTGTATTACATGCAGCACATAGAAGGCATATATATCAACGCCATCAAACCGCCTGATTGTTTCGGCTCTTGTCTTCCTCCACTCACTTGATACATAGAAGGCTGCTGTCTTCTTGTTTCTTCGGTGTTTGTTGTATTCCATGTGTCTTGACTGTTGTCCTGCTGCCTTCGCTGCACAGGCTTCACATTCAGCTATATTCTGTGGTATTAAAGCCCCACATCTGCACTTGTGAAATAACAAACCCTTGCACCACCTTCCTGCTGCTGCATATGCTTCATATATCCGTCTGTATAGGCTCTATACGCAGCCGCTTATATACGCCCCTTATATATGCCCTATATATGCGCCCCTGTCAGGTATGCCCCTATATAAAGCCTTGTTTTTATGCTTCCTGTGGATGCCCTTATATAAGCACCCACATTCCGCAAATAAGAGGGCAGAAATGCAATAAAAAAGACCGATTCAACACTTCTGTGCTGTTTCGGTCTTTCTGTACAACATTTCACGATACTATTTTACTTTAGGATGTCCCCTATAAAAACCCTCACTTTTCCCACGCTTTTCCCATGCTTTCGTTGTCGTTTCCCTCGAAAAAAGCCTTTTTCAGATCGCCTTTTTTCAAATTCCGTTAATTCCGAATAATTTGACAGACATTTTCTTCAAAATCGCCTTGCACCAGTTTAAAGGGCTGTTTTTTCCGCAATCAAGCTGATCCGCAATTTCTTCAAAGGTCAGTCCGTCAATATAGTGCATTCTGAACGCTTCATACTTGTACAATGTGCCTTCTTTCCTGCTTTCGGTTTCCAGTTCGGTCAATGCCCTGTCAATGTTAATAATCATCATCGCTGTGACCATTTTCGCTTCCTTGACAGATTTCAGCTTCGCATTTTCGCCCTTCAGGACGCTGTATGCCGCTTCTGTGACTTCTTCTTCCTCCGTAATTGCATTATTGATGTATTTTTTAAAATCTATGTATGATTCCATCAATCTTCGTGTGTTATACAGTGTTTTTTTCTTCTCTGCTCTCTTTTCTTCAATTTTGACTTCAGCAAACGCCTTCCGCACCGCGATCCTGATTGCTTCCGTCATGTCCTGCTGCGTTTCATCGCTATTTTGCACATTGCACACCTTCCTTCTACTTTTTAGGCTTTCGCCTTTCATTCCTTCTGGCTTTTTCAATCGCCTTCGCCCTGATCATCGGCATTCCTTTCATTTTGCGTCTGTTATTGCTGATCAGCTCTTTTCGCAACTGCAATCCTGTCCATTTTGTCTTCCTGAATGCTTCTGTGATTGCTTTCCCTACCTGTTCAAACGCTGGCTTCAACTTTTCAAACGCTTCTGTGATGCTCTTTACCATTTTTCTTCCTGTTCCCTGCGCCCACTTTGCTGTCGATTCAAGCAGCACTTCGACTTCTTCTTCAGGAAGTCCGCTGTATTCCGATACAGCTTTGATCGTTTCTTCTTTTGTCCATTCAGGATCAATCTTCAGTCCTCTTGTGACTGCTGCCAGTTTCATCACATCTGCACTGATGTTTCTTTCTGCTTTCGGCTGTTCTGTCGTTTCTTCTGGTTCAGGTTCTTCCACGACTGCTGCCCTGACAGCTTCCTGTCTGTCTTCCGCAATCAATTCCTGTGTACGTTCTGTAATTTTCTCTGACAGATCGTCTTTTTCTTCCTCCTGTGGCTTCGCACGCTGTCCCACAAGCCTGTTTTTTATCTTTGTTGCATATTCCTTCAGCTTCATGTCTTTCACTTCTTCCTGCGCCTTTATGTAAAAGGCAAATCGTCAACGCCGTCTGGTATGTTCATAAAACCATCGCCGCTGTCTGGTGCTGGCTGTGGTCTTGACTGGTTGTCGCCTGCTGCCGCTTTACTTTCCGCAAACTCGACCGATTCCACAACAGCTTCCGTTGTGTAAATCTTGCGACCTTCTTTGTTTGTATAGCTGCCAGTCTGAATACGTCCTTCAATCACAAACTTTGTTCCCTGCTGTCCGTACTTCTCCATGAACTGTCCTGTCTTTCCGAATGCCACACAGGAAATGAAGTCAGCTGACTGTCCTTCCTGATCTCTCTGGACTCTCCTGTCAACCGCAAGTGTGAAGCGCGATATTGCCATAGGCTCTGTGCCTTCTGTATATCGTGTCTGTGCATCCCTTGTCAGCCTTCCCATCAATATGACTTTATTCATCTTTTGTCTTCCTCTCTTTCTTTGCGCCTTTGGCTGCTGCCTTGATGATCTCTGATACAATCAGAATGACCAGTGCTGCCAGAATCGCGATGAATCCTATTTGCAATATAATCACAATAATTCCACCCAGATTGCTGATTGCTTCTTCAATCCATATACTTTGCATGTTTCTTTCCTCCTGTTATCTTCGGCATATCATATCTTCATAAAGTTTCTTGTATGTGTCGCGCTCTGCTTCAAGCCTGATTATCTGCTCACGTGATGCCCCCCCCCGATTGATTTTCGACATATTCCTTCGTGTCTGCTCCTGCATCCAGTTTCAATGCGATTTGAAGCGCAATGTCGATCTGCTGCATTTCTCTGTCTGTCACACTTCCGATCCTGTTATTCAATCTTTCAACACTAACTGTTGTCGGCTGTTCGCACAGTGCTTCAGATACCCTTCCAGTCGTTCTGATCGTCACATGCGTTGACATGTCCTTCTTCGGCTGTGATGTCAGGAACACAACGACCACATCACCGCTGTGTTTGTTCAGGAAGTCAGCTGATACAACGACCGCTGGTCTGTCCTTCCTGATCTCGTTTCCTCTCTGTCCTCTGTTGTTGTTGATATAATACACATCGCCGCGTCTGACATCGAACTGCTGCTGTGTCTTTGTGAAATGTTCGTACATGTTTTTTATTCCTCCGTATATTCTGCGTATTGTTCTTTTAACATCTTTGCACGCGCCTGAATGTCGTCTGCAAGTTCTTTTTCTTTGCTCTTGTATGTCTGCGCCCTTGCTGGTCTTTTGGCTCTGATCGCGTTCTTGACTGCTGTCTGAAGCTGTCTGCGCTTCTGAATCGCTATTCGCTGCACCCTGTCAGTGATTGTGATTGTGTAATGCGCGCCGCAGATCGGGCATTCATAAAACTGTTCGATGATGTCGTTGTGTTCTTCGTCCTGTGTGATCACTCTTTTTTGAATCTCTATCATGTCAGGTGTGAATGTTGCCGCGCATTTATCGCATATTATTTCATTCATGTCGATTCCCCTTCCTGCTGTTTATGCCTGCTGAATCTTAATCATTTTCAAAGTGTTCTGTTGTCTGCGTCCTGTTCTGCGCCTGTTGCCGCTTCCCGAAGCGTTTCTTCAACTTCTCCCAGCCCTAAAATACAATAGCCATCTTCAAGCCCTGTGAAGTCTTCCAGCATGTACACAATTTTCTTTGTGATTGTTCTGCCTGTCGTTGCTCCGTCCTTGTACTCATGTAGCACGATTGTGTCGCCTTCTTTATATCCGCGGTCATTCTTTCGCAATTCAAATGTCTTGCGTCCTGTTTTGACATCATCAAAGAATGTTGCCCCCAGTTTCACATCATGCACTTTCTTTTCCTGTTGCGAAGGAAGCTGCTGCATCTTTTCTTCGTCTGCCTTCTCGCGAAGTTTCTTTGCTGTTTCTCTGTCAATCGCGTCCTGTTCTTCGCTGTATCTTTCTTCTTCAGTCTTTTCGGCTTCTGCCTTGTTGATGTACTGATCGCATCTTTGACATGTTCCTGTCTTCACATTGCAGTCTGAATATCTCTTGCAGCTATAACACAGCGATGTGATGCTTTCAGGGTGTGCATCTTCCCATTCGCCTTCGTCCCCTGCGTCCCCTGCGTCCTCTGCATCGTCTTCAGGTTCTTCAATCTCTTCTGTCTCTACGAACTGGTCAATGTTCATTTGACCTTCAATCTGTTCTGCTGCTGCCTTTTCTTCCTGTTCTTGCTTGATCTCTTTCACTTCCTTGTAGGTCAAGCCGTTTTCCTGATAGCGTTCCAGCATTTCTGCTTGTGTTTCTTCATTCATTCCGCTGATCATATAGGCAGCAGAAAAAGTCAGGCGACCTTCTTTCAGTTCTTCAGCAAATTCAGGGATCAGATGCTTGTTGATGCTCTCGATCTGTGCGATCTTTGTTGCTGGCATTTGAAGCATCTTTGCAATAACATCACGAAGGCGACCGCTGTCAAGTTTATATCCCTTGATCGTTCTGCCTTCCTGTTTCATACGCTGCAAGATGTCCTTCAGCTGTTTTTCTTCTTCCAGAATGTCTGCGACTGTTTTATTTCGATAGTCATTCGCGATGATCAGGCGCAACATTTCTTCGTCTGCTGACGCTGGTGTCTGAATCTGACACGTTACCATTTCAAAATCTGTATAGCCCTGTTCGACAAGCAGCTTCAGCGCACGCCATCTTCTTTCGCCTGCTGTTATTCTGTATTCGCCGCGATCACATGGATCGTGAACGACTTCAAGATTTTCAATCAGTCCAACAAGCAGAATCTTCTGTGCAAGTGGTTCAATGTCTGTGACCGAATAGAAGTTCTTGTCGTTGCTGTACAGCTTTTTGATGTTGATGTCCTTCGTCCTGAATCTTGCCTTCGGTGTTTCATCGCCGACTGCTGCCTTCTGTGCGTTTTTGTTCAGCTGCTCCATTACATTCCACGCCATCTTCAATCCTCCTTTTCTCTGAAGCATATTTCTATTGCATCCAGTTCGCTGTCTGTCGTGTTCTTCAGGTCAATGTGTGAATCATCTTCCTTGTACGCCTTTTTGTTTATTGATGCCCTGATCTGCTTCTTCAGCTTGTCTGTATCAATCACAATCTTCAGCATCTTTCTGGCTTCGCTTATCGTTTTGTTGATCTGCCTGTCTGACATGTTCGGTGTGCTGTCAATCTCTTTGATACGCTTCCAGAAGTCTGTGTCGTCCAGTTCATAGAATTGTGTCATCCTGTCCCTGAACGCTTCCAGCTGGTTTTCTGCATATTCCTTCGCGTCTGCTGCCGCCTTCAGCTTTTCAAAGTCGTCAATGCTGATTGTGACCTGTCCTTTTAGTTCCATCGCATTCCGTCCTCCCTTCTTCTCTTTACATTCAGTTTCAATATTACTCTCGGAACTTCGATGCCAGCTTTGCGAAGGTATTCTGACAACCTTGCAAGGTCTGTGACATAATTTTTTTCGTATACTCTGCCGTGTATTTCGTCAACGTAGTATTGCTCTTCGTTGCCGTAGATCGTTATATCGTTGTGTGCTGTCAGAAGTGTCTTGATTTGATATGCAAGCGTCTTCCCTGTTCTTCTTCCTTCATGTGGATATGTGATGCCTTGTGACAGGATATATTCTGACTGCCATGTTTCAAGTTTTATTCCCAGCGCATGTTCGATTCTGTCAAGCGTCTTTTCATTACAACCGCACATGTCCGAATGTAGCTTTGCAACCGCATTTCGCGTCATTGCGTCTGCGCCATATTCATCGCCGTCCGCTAACGTGAAGGAATACGCCCTGTTTGTTTTTGTATTTTTAATGTACACAAGATTTCTTTCCAGTGTTCCTTCCGTCTGTCTGATTTCGACTTTCAGATTTTCTTCGTTTTCTGTGATTCCTGTGATTATCTCATACACTCCCATGTTCACACCTCTTTCATCAATTCATATGTCGCTGCACGATAGTCCTGCGTCACGATGCAGTTTTTTGAAAACTTCGGAAGTGGCACTTGTGCGACTGTTGACTTCTCTGCGATTATTGATCGCCTGATCGCTGTCGCGAAGCAATCGTGTCCTGACTGTGTTTTCAGCCATTCTTCGACCTGAAGTGTCGTCTGGTTCTTCTGTCGCATCGTCATCAATACTTTCATGCGAATGTCAGGGTTTATTCTTCTGAACGATGTCAGCTGACTGTCCATGTTCGCAGCTGCTTCAATCTCGAAGCCGCCAATCTTGACAGGCACAATCACAAGGTCTGCTGCAATCATCACGTTTGTGACTGTCATGTCCATGATCAGACCACAGTCAACAATGCAATAATCATATATAGTTCTGACTTCATTCATCGCTGCTGCAAATCGAAGAATCTGATCTTCTCCTTCTTCCTGAAGCAGCGTCATGTTTGTCCGCATCAAATATCCGTTCGCTGGTATGATGTCAATATTTCCATATGGTGTTGTTCGGATCAGGTCTGTTGTCGAATATGCGCCGCCTGCTGCCTGATGATTTTCAAGCAATTCTGACATTCCCTGTCCTTCAGGATCAAATCTGTCGTAAAGAAGTGATATGTTGCCCTGCTGATCCGCGTCACAGATTAGCACCTTCTTTCCTTTTTCTTCGCCCATTATGTAGGCGATAGCTGCTGCGGTCATTGTCTTTCCGATGCCGCCTTTTTGATTCATTACTGCTATTATTTTCATTGATGTGCTTTCCTCCTGTTTATTATTTTCATGTGCCTTCTTAACCTTCTCGCGTGTTCGTCCGTCACAATGTATTTGTCACAATCTTGAAGTCGCCTGTCTGTTCCTTTTCCGTCATAATGCTTGCAATAGTCACATGTGAAGCAAGGTTCTTTCATTTCTCCTGTGCATGTGTCTGGCGTTTCCACATTGTTTGCGCAGTGGCTGCACACGCAACCGCCGCAAGGAAAAGCATATTGTTTTCTGACTTCTTCTTTTCGCTTCGGCTCTTTCGGTATGATCCCAAGTTCCTGCAATGTGATTTGATGTGCTTTTTTATCGTCTTGCATTTCTTTCCTTCTTGCTGTTCTCCCAGCTGATCACTGCTTCCCTTGCCCTGTCGTATAGGTCTGTGTCGTTTGCTTCTTCAATCTTGATTATCTGTTGTCTGTCTGCTCCTTCGCCTTTATATATCTTTATCCAGCCATCATCGTATATTGAAGTGTGGCTTGACATTCGCAGTCCGTACTTCCTTGCGATTGGTCTGTATATGTCATAAAACTGTCTGACTGCTGCCGCATATCCGTTCATGTCCTACACCTTCAGTGGTTTCACTTCGCTGTCTTTCCATACGCTGTTGTTCGGCTCTTTCATGCGTTCTGCTGTTTCCGTGACTGCGGTGTCTGAATCTGACACATGAATGTGTGTCTGTAAACGCTTCAAATTCAAGTATTTTTCAAGAACTTCAACCGCGTCCCTTGCCGTGTAGCATGTCGCGACATAGTGTCCTGCTGCTGCCATATCGGTCAAGAACTCTTTCTGTGACGGCTGGTGTCTGCCCTTGTCATACTTCATTTCGATGTACAGTCCGCAATATATTCCTTTTGGGTACGGAAGGCATAAGTCCGACACGCCTGACTTCACGCCCATCTGCTTCAGCTTTACTGCTTCGGCTCTGTTCCTGCTGCCGCCGTTCGGGATATGATGCAGCCATTTCAGTTCAGGATATTTCTGCATCTGCCAAGAAGCCCAGCTGATGACATTGATCTGTTCGGTATCTTCCGAACGCATCGCATACTTCATATTCATCGCGCTTCCTCCATCTTCTTCATGTCCTGCATGACATCGCCAGTGAATCCCAGCTGCTTCATTTTCTTGAATGCGATCAGGTCTTTTATGCCTGACATCTTTATGATCCAATCCTGAAGAAGCAATCCTGACTTTTTATACATATCTCTGACTTCTTCCCTGTGTGCTGCCAGCACATCCGCTGTGCGTGTGATGATGATTTTTCTTTCAATGCTGTTCGGTGTGATTCCTTTTCGGTTCAGTTCTTCTTCAATCACTTTCACTGCGTAGATTTCTGCTTTTGTTACTGCATCTTCCAAGCACAATCTTTTTTTGTTGTCCACTTTTATTCCTCCTTCGTTTCCTGTCTTTCTTTCTCTGCCTTCAGCTGTGCTGCTCTTTCCATGATCGCTGTGTTATAGCTGTATTTATACACACCATGATTCCACAAGTTTTCCTTTGCGCCTGCTGCTCCGTAGTTGTAGACCGCCAGAACGTAATATGGGCGCACATCTTCTGGAACTTCCTGCAAGCTGTCCTGAATCTCCTTTAGGTAATCAATGCCGACTGTCACATTCTGATATGGATTTGTCAGATCAGTGCAGTTCAGGCGTTGCATTCTTTCTTTGTGCCATTTCTGCGCTATCTGCATATATCCCCATGATGTGCCGCCATCGCCTGAAGCGTTCCAGTTGCATTCGCTTTCCTGTTCGATCAGTGCGAACACCATTTCATAGTCAACACCATAGTTCTGACAAACAATGTATGTGTATATCTGCGCCATTACTGGAAATTTGCCGCCCGCTGCCTTGCACTTGTCTGATATTTCGTGATAGCAGAATCCTTCCATGTCTTCGCCACTCCAATCCTGTGACATTGTATTGAATGGATATTCTTCATCTGCATTCAAGTCACTTTCTGTCTGTTCTTCTGCTTCGCTTTCCTGTTCTGTTGCCGTCTTTCCTTTTGCGCTGATCATGTCGCCGATCGCAAATCCCAGCATTACCGACACATATATTGTGATAAATGTGATCAGGATTGCTGCTGCCGTCTTCGGTTTGCGCTGAAGAAAGTTCTTTGCTGTCCTGATGAAGTTATGTACTGCATCGTGCAGCTGTCTTCTTCTTTGCCTTCTTCTTCGCTGTTTTCTGCTTAATCTTACTTGTTGCTTTGTCAATCTTTTCTCCTTCCTGTGGCTGTTTATACATCCTTGCGTATATGTAAAATCTGCCATTCATGTTGTTATATCTGACTTCATACGATGTCAGCTTGTAGCCGTCTGCTGCATACCATTTCTTCAGCTTGTCTTCAAGATTGCATCGCCCTGTCACAACTTCGTCAATGTCCTTCTGTTTGAACTTATAGTGGTTTTTATGTACTTCTGGCTTTTTCAGACCTTTGCTGGCTTTCCATGCTTTCTGATACTTCCCGACTGGCTTTGGCTCTTTTCCCTTCTTGTCGGGGTGCTTCGGCTTTGTGATGTAGTTCGCCATTCCTGACAGTCCGTTTTCGTCCTTCTGAAGTCTGCGCACCTGATTTCTGCGCCCCTTCTTCCACTTTTCTTCAACCGCTTCCAGTCCCATGTCGCCGTCACATACAAAATGATGATGCCAGCGTCCTTTGTCTGAACACTCTGTCACATACACATAGCGCAGCTTCGCCAGCCCCTCCTTTCTTCGCTCATAGTTCAATCGTCCTATGTACAGCGTCATGTCGTGTTGTGCTTCCTTCATGCTGTTCGGCATGTTGTCGTCTGTATATGTCAGTGTCCCCCAGATGTCATTGTCCGTGAAGTTCGCATTGATCGTCCGTTCGCATTCCTTCCTGCTGTTCTTCTCATTCAGGTTTCTTTGCGCCTTTCTTTGCTTCTTCAACTTTGCTTCGTCTGGTATCTGCTCTTTCTGTCCTCTTCTGAACTCTGGATATATTTCAACATCCATTTGCTCTGCTGCCTTTATCTCCTTAGTGGCATATATTGATCTGACCTTGCCTTCATTCAGCATCCTGCACATGTTGTCTTCTTCCAAGTCAGTCAACATCTTCTGGTATGCTGCTTCATAGTCATAATCTATATACACAGCCTTCTTCCTTCTCTTCATGTCCTTCTTTGCTCCTGTTATAGATATTTATATATTTCTTTGATTTGTTACTATCTATTACAAGGACGCGAAGCCTTTTGAAAGTCCCTGATTTATTGACTTTTTTGGAAGTCTGCTGTATAATTTTTTATAGATGTGCAGACCTTAAAAAGTCACAATCTGGATCGCCTTCGGAAGCCGCCAAGCTAGTCCGAAGGCTTTCTTTTTTGTCCTTCAAGATGCTTTCGCTGCCTTTGTCTTAATCTCCGACAGCTGCACCCTGATTCCATCATTCCTGTTCGACAGGATCATTGCTATTGCTTCAAATATTCTTCTTGCGTCTGGTGTATTCATGCGCGTTTCTCCTTTCTACATTCCAGCACCCCTGAATATAACTACCATTGAAGGGAATGGGGCTGCCTGTTTACTGTTTCCGAACTTCAAACGCCCCTTCACGAATCTGATTTCTGATCGGTGCTGAATGAAGTCGTGAAAATATCTTGTGTCTGTTCTCGCTGGTATCAGCATAACAACAATCGTGTTGTCTTTCGTTCCTTCTCTGTATGCCTTTTCAACCCAGTCTGTAATTGCTCTACCATACGGAGGATTGCAAAACACGCGATACCCCCCCAGTCCTTTGAAAGACCATTGTCTTCCTTCGTGAAATACTTTTCACACTTGTGATTCTGTTCGTCAGCGCAAGGATCAAGGTTGAAATGAAATTCCTGATCAAGTTCTTTGAAGAAGTCGTCAGGTGTCGCCCACTGATCCGTCTTGCTGCTGTACATGACATCTATGTTCGCCATTGTGTTTCCTCCTATGCTGTTTCGTTCAATATAATTTTTCTGAAGATGCTTTCAAATATTGGAACCGCGATGCTGTTTCCTGCCTGCTTGTATAATGCTGTGTAGTATCGCCCAGCCCTTTTATGTACTGCTTTCGCTCTCTCGAAGTCTTCGTCTGTGTACCCTTGCAGCCGCCAGCATTCCAGTTCGGTCAAATATCTGAATCGACCGCCACCGCAGTCAATAACCTGTGTCGGTGTCCTGTCCTGCCTTGTTGTGATTGTAAAAGCACAATCCTCAATAACAGTCGCCCTTCTGATTCCCTTCTTGCCGATTGCGCTTCTGACCGAAGGTTGCGTCACATCGTACACTTCAGGCACGCTGTTGTTGTCTTCCAGAAAGTTCCTGATGTCCTGCATCGGTGTCCTGATCAAGTCATCAAAATTGAACTTTTCGCCATTCAAGCAGCTGACTGTGAACACTCCCGCAGTACCCTGCGGAAGTCCAAATTCTCTCGCATCCAGCACTTCATAATTGTTTGTATATCCCATTCGTTCAAGTTCTTTCTGATACCTGACGAAGTTTGCAATCATGTGTTTGCTTTTTACGTTCTTTACATTTTCCCAGATCACATACTGCGGCTTCCATTCTCCCATCTGGTCGATGATGTGAACTGTTTCCCACATCAATGACGACCTTGTTTCGCTGCCTTCGTCTGCACCTTTTCCTCTGTTGATCCTTCCGTCTTCTGCTTTCGCCTTTCCCTGATGCCCTGCAATGCTCATGTCCTGACATGGACTTCCGTGGATCAGGATGTCTGGCTTCAAGTTCCAACCGACAACCGACTGTGTCTTGTACGGCATTTCTTCAGAAAACATATTGTTGTATGATCTGACTGCTTTTTTGGCAGCTCATGACCTTCCTTTGCCAGTAATTCGGCCTGCTGTGCTGTAATCTCCTGCTTCTTTGTTGTTCTTGCGGTCTGCTCAGAAATCATTCGGCCATCTGGTGTCAAAAAATCAACCTGAAACTCATCTCTTACGCGAACAAGAAGCTTCTTTGTTTTAATTGTAATAAACTCTTTTTGCTGACGTGCCTGAAAATCAACCTTCTTTGGTTCCTGCACAACTGCCCTTGATGGTCTGTGCTTTTCTTCCATCGAGCTGTATACTCGCACAATGCGGTCTGTAATAAAGGAAATTCTTCCCTCTTTATGTTCAAACTTTACCGTTACGCCTGTGGCATCTGGTTCAAATGACAAAAGCCTGCCAAACATAATGCTCCTCCTTTAACATTTTTGCATCACATGGATTGCCTTTTATT